AACTATCGACAATGCAGCGACTGAGGTAATTTCAGTTCAATACAATACGGTCAAGATAGTATCGGACGGGACGGAATGGTGGACTTTGTGAAGCTGGCGAATCGTGATGATTTACCTGAATCGTTGCGGGCTTTGCTGATCATTCCAGCGAAACCATGCCCTCTCATCGGCTGGCATCTCCCGCATGGGATCAAGGCTCATACACTGCCTCCAACCGCGTTCAACAAAGTATCCGTCACGGTAATCGGTACGGCTTCGGTCACTCTTGCTCGATATACTCGTTGGTAGGAAGAACCCAGGTTGTGCCATACAACACGCTGAAAACGCTTACCCTGCGCGCCTATCTCCCGGTCTGGTAATGCTGTCCATGTCTCACCGCCATCGTCAGATGCTTCCAGTTGTATTACCGGGTCCGGTGAATTGGTATTACCTACCCCGGTTTTAAGAACAATCTCCAGTCGTTTATGAAAGACCCTCTGTCCAGAACCCCACACCGGCTGATAGGTCCACAACATTTCCTGTGCGATTTCTGGATTGGATACCGTCGATGAAGCCTCTGTATTTCCGTACAGATCCGAACTGATATCAGACACCCAGCCATTACCATTGCAGCCGCCAAACAACGGCCCCTGTGGAGTCTGTAGAGCTGATTGAAAGTCCCAGGACTCTTTACCGTTACTTCTGCGTCGAATCCATGCCCCTGTAGTAATGTCGTAAACAAGGCAATTCTGTGCGGTCCTGAAGGCGTAATAGCTGTGACCCTCGAATTGCCAGCCCATTCCTTTAGCCGAGGAAATAGCAGGATCGTCCTGCATGATCTTCTCGATGGCTTCGTTCGATACCTTGACAGGTTGCATACCGTTCAAGGTCCTGACCGTCTTATCGTCTGCAATCCAGAACGGTGAATTATCAATCAACACAATCGAACGTCCAGACAGACAGCCCTTTTCGATGGTGCCGTTGATCATCTTCCTGAACGGAAAACCAGAACCTCCGGTGGTATCCCATATCTCAATAGACGACTGACCAAACAACAACAACTGCGCTTTGTCCGATTTCATACCAACTAAAAGATCAGGACTGGTTTCAGCCGTTGCAAAAAACAACGGATCAAACGCTGTACTTGATCCTAAATCTGCAGAAAAGAAACGACCCGTCGATGGCTCCCTGAACAAGAAATAGTTATCCAGAAACTCCACATCTCCTGCACCACGGGACGTAAAATCGGTATCTGAAATCTGAGCTAATGTACGAGATGCACCGGAAAGTGGTGCGCTGTATCCGTTCGGCTGAATAACGGCAACAATATCCCCCGCCGTATTAATCTCTATGTCAGAGTGATCTGAATACGGAATATTTAAAAGCGGCGTCGAGAATGTAGATCCCGCATTGTTAAACTGGCCTGACCCGTGATATTTGAAGTTCTCAATGGTAATGGCATCACCAGAACCGCCGCCCTCGGAACCAATAAAGAACACATCACCCAGAACCGGGTCATAGACCATCGACAGAATTTCATTCCATGCGGAAAAGGTTGACGTTGTATCGTCACGCTCTAACCGCCGCATACCGGGACATTTGCGAATCAGGTACGACGCCTTGGCGTCCCTCGGTAGCTTTTCAACGTAACAGTTAATAAGCTCCGAGGTGGAAGCCTTGCCCTTCAAGGGATGCGATGTGACTGGAAGTCTCATATATCATTCTGTATGTCGTAACGACCCCTGTTACCACCCGGAAGGTGGGTCATGTCGGCACCGTCAAGCTTGTTGTTAATCAACCTTGCAAGGACCGTATTTCGAGTCGATCGGTAAGCCGCAGCTGTTTCTGGTGTGATCGTAGCCCCGTACTGAGGGGCACAACGAATAGCCAAACCAAGGATAACCAAGGTTTCAGACCAGTCAGGAATCGGTGCTGTAGCCTCTGTATCGGTTTGAGCAAACCAACCAAGATCAATGTCCTCTTCCTTCCACACCTCCATCAGTCGATTGAGCTTACTAAGGCATTGAGTGCCTTGTTCGCTACTCGGAGCCTGGACCTCATTGATAACGTTGATCTCTCTCAATGCATCGGTAATCAATGTAACGTTTGTAGTCATTTCACTGCCTGTATGACAAAACCAACCTGTTCATCCATTTCCGTCATCGCGATCAGGTTAAAATCGCCTTCCCAATAGGGGCGGTAATCCGTCATGGACGTAGTACCAATCTGTACCTCGTACTCTTTCTGTGACAAGAATACTAAACTTTCCGGTGAAATAATGCGTTTATGGCCCGGATCACCCCAAGCCCATTTTGAATCCCACTTGGGACAGGTCGCACAGAAATAACCTCTGGGTTTTAGTATCCGCCAGAACTCATAGAACTGGTTGAAGAAAAACCGCCAATCACCCTGCATTCCCGTATGTTCAAGAATTTCATAGGCATGAATCTCATCGAACATATCATCATCAAAAGGCATCGGTAGGCTCTCAAGATCGTGAACCACACTACAACCCGTATCTTCGTCAATATCCAGGGTAATCAGTTCAGTCCATCCCGAGGGGATTCCATCAAACGTGACTTTCTTATCCCAGTTCTTTCCAGCTCCAATTAAGAGTTCCATCAGGCCACCTTCTTATAGTCTTTCACTTTCTTTGAAAGAAACTTGGCCCAATTCCCTTTGTAGCCACCATGAACAAAATCCAAGTCCGGTAATACCTGAATCGGTTTATCAAATACACCCTCTCGATACAGATCCATGTACTTGTCACAGAATGCAAAGTCTTCACCCACAAACCTGTTCTGTTCATCGAACTTTGTCTCGAACACCCACGGCAAATCAGGCTCATTGGAGATCTTTGCCATCTTCGCGTCTTTGACCATATACTCCAAAACATCCCGGCGAATACACAAGAACCCTGTAGGGACTCTGGAACACTGCAGCCAGTTATCGTCCTCTACCCAGAGCGTATCCTCGCCGTCGTCACCCTTGATATCAGGATGCGGCAACCAATTAGCCGGGTAGTCTTCAGGCTCCTGTCTACGCCTGTACACACCCGCAGCGACCGGATGATCAGCCAGAAGAACATTGATGTAGGCGTGATACGGGAACTTCAGGTCCGAATCAATGAAGAACAAGTGAGTGAAATCAGGATCGGCCAAGAACTTGTTGACCATCCAGTTTCGATTCAACTCAATGAAGGCACCATTACCCATAACACAGGCTGAAAACCTGATCCCGAAGTTAGCTGACATGAATGCCGACTCTGCGAGAGACTGAGAATAGTCGGTGTCTACCTTGCCGTCATAAGCCGGTGTTGCTACGAAGACATACGGCGCTTTTTTCTCTTTATCTTTTTTCGCCATCACTTTTTCTTCTTAGCTTTTTTCTTGGTTTTCGCCTTTTCGGGCTGTATGGGAACCTCCGTGAAGGTCCCTGTCGCTTCGTCCCAGACCCTTTTCGTGGTCTTGGGCGGTTCCTCGCCCACCCACAGTTTCAAGTCTTTATCGTACATACCATCCTCCTAAAAAAAGGGGTACACCCTGAGATGCACCCCTCCTAATCAGCTACTCATCAGTCTAGCTTAGAGTAGGTCGAGTTCATACATATGCCTATTCGCTAACTCAGGATAGAGTCCTGCAAAGCCCCAGAGGATATCGAATCGAGTCGAGACAATATCCGTAGACACAGACCACTGCTTAGCGAGCCTCATGGAAATGCCGTCCTTCTGCGCCCTTGAACCCCAAGCACCGTATTTCGTCACATCCTCAAGGTCTGCCGTAGCAAACACGAACGCATCCCGGTGGAACTGAAGGTCCTGACCAAAGCCGGAACCCACCGCACCAATCAAGGTTGCCGTTAAGCCGTCCGTATCCGTAACACCCGACAAAGCACAGTTCTGGTAAGCATTACCCGAGCCGTAAATCAGCGCCGGTTTAACCGTCACAGTGTAAGCCGTGGCCGCTGTCGTCAAAGTAACAGCCGTCTGGTTTACAAACGTCTTCAGCTTGCCGCGAGTCGTCTTGGTTTCAGGATGAACGTCATAAACACCATCGAGCGTGATGATGTCACCAGCCAGAATGGTCGTACCCGAGGTAGCACCATCAATAGAAAGCGCTGTCTGCGATGACCACGTATTCTGCGTAGTCGTTGCTGTACCCAAAGCTGTACCGTTAGTGACTGGAGAACCTGCCAAAGTACCTGTGGTATGAGATGGCACAAGCGTATTCTCGTACACATCAAAGCCCGCAGTGCGACCCATCATGCCTTCACGATACTGCCTGCGAATATTCTCCGATGCCTGGAAAAGACCCTTTACAGCATCGTTAAACTCCACCTGGGAATCAGGTGACAGGCAGGCACAACGATTACTCATTGGGCCAAGCTCGTTCGTGATATTGGCACCGCCCTGCTGGAATCGCTTATACGTCAGCAAACCATTGGTACTTGCATTCGTGTAGTTCGATACCAGCTTGTAGGCAGCAGAAAACGCATCACCTTCAATCTTGGCAGCCAGTTGAGCCATTGCTGGTTCAACAATACGATCCGAAAAGTCGTCCAGTTCCATCGTCAGTTCTTTGGTCGTGAACGATACGTCAACACCGTACTGGCTGTTAACGGTTAACGGAGTGGAACGCTCAGTGTGATCCTGAGCCGACAAAGTTGCACCGGTACGAACGGTATACTTTGAAGGCATACGGATGTTGAGCGAAGTGCCGATCTTTGCACCATCCTGTGCAAATGAGTCATCGTACTGCGTATTGACGTTACCAACAAAGTTGAGCTTCTGGTGCAGAACGTCAAGCGCCTTACGAGTAATCATCGTCGGCGTAAGAATGCTGTTTGTAGCCACGTATTACCCCTGAATAGTTACTTTCCCCGCAGCTTTACCTGTCTCGCGTTCTCTCGCTTGAACCATTCTGCATCCGACATCTTGTCAGACTTTGGATCGGTCGTAGCAACACGCGCTCCAGGCTCTGCACCCTTCACCGTCTTCGATGGAGGTGGCGGGGCATCACTGACCTTCTTTCCAGAGGCTGATTTCTCAGAGAGTAAACGACCTTCAAGCGCAACCATCCTGCGTATTGCTGAATGTTGAGGGGCACGGGCAATGTCCATCGCCTCGTCAGGATTCTTTGCAAGGTAGTAAGCCATTTCAGGACCAATATCCGAACCGCGTATTTCTTCCGCCATGTCCAGTGAACAAGCCCATCGACTTTCTACTACGTCGAAATAATCCTTTACCTCTTTCGCTAACTCTTTTTCCTTGGTCTCGAACTGCTTTTGTGATTCACCGGTTCTCTGACGTTCTGTGTATTCATCGGCTACGCGCTTGGCTGCTTTCTCTGCAGCTACCTCAGCACGTTTATCCGCCTCATCCCACACATAACGCTGGTATTGCGATTCGTCATAATCAAAGTCCGAGAGCGTTTTGGGCTTTTCTTCAGCAGGCTTATCAAGCGCATCCAGCTTCTTTCGAAGCTCGTCACGCTCTTTCGCTACCGAACCTAAGTCCCTTTCAGTATCTCTGAAACGTTCGGTCAGTCTATCAATCCGTTCTTGGAATGGATCGGGTTTAGTATCGCTTTCCTCGGCGGGTGGTGACTCCGCTCCGCTTTCCAGTTCCTGAACTTCGGCCTCCGCCTCTACTTCAGTCTCCAGACTCGCGTCTGCACCTTCAATTTCTTGCATGGATACACTCTCGTGTTGCGCTTCCCAGCGAATTATCAGCCGCCGTCAGAGTCGGCGTCACTCTCGGGAACCAGGCGTAAACCGCCTTTCTCCCTGACAGCAGCCACACTTTTTTGGCTACCATCGTCATAACTTACATCCGCAATGAGTTTACCACCCTCCCTGCGAATATTACCACTTGTAATACTTTTATCGGCCTTCTGTGAAAGATTGCCAAAGGCCTCATCAGCTACCTGCATGAAGTTAGCCAACAAGCCATCAATAACATTGATCGTGTCCTGCGCCTGTTCAGCAGCTTGTGTAGCCATTGCCGATGCGTCAAGGGCTTGCTCTACATCAGAATCACCAAGAACCTTGGTTTCAAGCTCTGCTTTCAGCTTGATGAGGTTCGCCACCTCTTTCGCCATGTGAGCATCAAATTCAGCCTTCGCCGCTCGAACGTTCGCCAGTTCCGTCTTAATCTCAGCCTTGGCTTTCTCATTCCTGGCCTGTTCCTGACCCAGATTCTGTTCGGCCTCCGAAACCATTGAAGCCTGTTCTTCAACCATCTGCATGGCCTGTTCGGCTTGCTGCATCATCGCCATGACTTCAGGATCAATCTCCTTACCCTGATTCATCAACTGTTGAACCTGTGGCGGTAACAAAGTCCTTAGACGCTCTGCAATGTCATCGGCATAGGGAAGATCCATCGACTTGAAGACCAGATCTCCTGCAACACCCATCATCTCGGGGAACTGGTTAGCTAACTGACCGTAAGTCTCTGCAGCTTCCTGTCTCTGTGTAGCAAAACTCGGCCCAATCGTGACAGTGACATCGTATTTGCCGGTCTGAAGGTCATTCACACGGACAGAACGTCCCTCTTCAGGGTCATAGACCACCTGGTTAACACTCACATAGTCCTCAGCGCCATCGGACCCCAGAATACGTAGTTCCCTCTCAGTGTCGTAAATCTCAGGGATTAGATCAATCAGAATCTCATAGGTCCGGCGAATACCATTAGCGATGTTGTCCTTGTAATTGAAGGTCGCTATCTCACCCTGTTGCTGTCGAGCATAAATAGCTCTGCCGGAAGTCTCATTGCTAGAAGCCCCTAGAGACGGATCAAAAATACCCGTAACGGCTTTGATCTCTTCAGAAGCTAATTGAGTTTCCTGCATCAAGGCAACAGGAATATCAGCACCACCCATCCTGGCCGGCGCGCCGGGAGCCTTAGCATCTGCTGTGTACAGCATGAAGGGAAAGTTCTTCTTATGTGCTACAGCCCACTTATCAGTATGCCCTGCAGCCTGATCAGTCGTTGCCCACCACTTAGCCTGTGGGGCTAAAGCAATCGTCTCTGCAATCGCGGTTCGAGCAAAGTTATAAGACCGTTGAGCATCCTTGGCAAACCTTGGCAAACCCCACCATTTAGGCCTGCCGTCAACAACCATATACTCCCCGTAAACCATCACAAAGGGAAACTGTCGTCCTGCCCACTCTGTCGGCCCTTCGAGGACTCTATCGCCTGAGACAATGCACCACATGATCTTGTAAGTATCGACCTCACGACGACGCTCAATCTGCTCCTGAAGCTCCGGTGCATTAGCCTCGTCAGACTCCGAATCAACGACCGTTCCATCCTCTAACAGCCACAGTTCCTTGCGATGAGGAACTTTGTACCAGTATTCAGCGATACGAACGTTCTGTTCATCCTCCCAGTCGTCATCGTCATCAAACTCAGCCAAGTCCTCGAAATTAACCTTTTCAGCCTTCGGATAGCGCTTTTCAAATATCTTGTGGGATATCTTCTCTGTGAGAATCCAGTCCTCTGCATCTCGCTTCATCGAGTCTTTACAAGACGGATCAGCGTACAAACAAAACGGGTTCTCGATAGGCCGAATCATAAGGTCCTGGTTAAACGCTGTATCATCTGAATACTCTGTGTCCACCCTCCACGAACCCATGCCTGCATGGACCTGGTACTCAGCCTCGTAGTCAATACAGGCATCTCCATCCGAGATGTTCCAGATATTACGAATCAAGCCCTCATAGATATCTGCAATCTCTTTATCGCCACCCTCTACAGCTCGAACCTTGCCCGCAGGACGATTGGCCCGGATATCGTTGATAATCCTCTTGCCAGTGACACGGAGCTTGTTGAACTCGTAACAGGGACGCTCTCCACGCTCCTGTTTCATGTTCGCATCCCACTGGTGTCCGGGTTCATTGACGAACTTGAAGTCCAGCATAGCCTCACGCCGATTGTCCTGATCAGCTTCATACATGAACTTGTATCGCTTCTTAATCTTAGCGATCAGGTCCTTATTGTCTTTCTTGCGCATGTCAGGCTGTGGCACGTTCAAATCCCCTGTATGGATCAGCTATCTTGGTATCTTCATTGGTCAATAAATCAGCAACTACCGCAGTGTAGCAAAATGTCTCACCACCATGTGAGAACTCATCTTTCATTGGCGGATGAGTCTTCTTCGAGCCTGTATCTGTATCGCTCACTTGATATCGCCATCGTTTCAGGCATCTCAACAACTGCTTAGCCCCACCATGCTCAGTATCATCAGTGTTGGTGATATAGACATTCTGGAATAAGCCTCGACCCTGCTCGATGTAGTTCTCTACACCAACCTGTTCGATATCCTCCACATCCCAACCCAGATCAGTCATAACCTCTTTGTGGCTCTTTCCGTACTTTGGATCTCTGTGAGCAGCATCGTGAGGCATAAAGACCTTGCCCCATCTCCACTTACTCCGAGGATGGTTCGGGTTTTCAGGTTTTAATATGAGAGTTAAGTCATGGTAGGTAGAGTGATACAGTTCCTCATAGCCAATTATCTGCACAGTTGACGCAAACTTCTGTACCAGGATCGCTGTCATCACACCATAGCCAAGATCCATAACTACATGGACCCTGCCCTTTGGATCATATTCAAGAGGGATAATCCTGCCAGCCTCATGCATAGCTGCGACTTCCTCTGCGAATATTGCACCCTCAACAGCAGGAAGCGTCTTGCCTTCCCATATCCAGTTGTATTTCGTCTTGCCCTTTGACTTGTCTCGATCAAAGGTTCTCTGCCTTTCACCCTCCAGAACCTTCGGAAACCACTTGTTATCCCTGTAGTTCATCGTGATGACACAGACATCATCCTGAGGATCTAGGGCAAACCTTGCGTGTACAGGATCGTCATCAAGTTCAGGATTGTAGGTGTATATGATAATCGAGTTATCTGCTCGAATCGTTGGCGTCAATACGTCCAGGCTGTGCTCTGAGAGGACATGGGCTTCCTCACACCAGCAGATCATTACCCGCTCCATAGACTTGACCTTGGCTACATCTTGGGACCGTAGACCAGCAAAGATGAACTGTGAGCCGTTCTGGGCTGTAATGGTTTTCTTGCCCTTCGTGAAGAACTCATCAAACCCAAGGTCTGTAATCACATCACATAAAAGCTGATATACGGATTCTTCAATGGATTTCTGTATCTCACGGGTGCAGAGGATACGTACTGATTGGGCTACAGCGACATTGACCAGCAGGCGAGCGACAGAATGTGACTTGGCTGAACCACGACCACCCTTGATAACCAAGTGTCTTAATGGTTGCTCTGATCTACCCTCAAGTGTATCAACCAGCCAGCGAACACCTGGTTCAATCTTCTTCGGGAGTTTCAAAGCCGATTGGCTTGGGCTCGATGACAATCGGTCCTCCGTCTACGCCTGTTAGTTCTGTTGCTCTTAAGTCAGGTAAAGACTTACGTAATAGGACTTCAGCAGAACGGACCTGTGTGCTGGACATTTCGTTTTTGCCAACCACATGATCTGTAAGGCGATTTATCAACATACTCGTTTGGATCGCCTCACGATGTTTGGTCTTGATTCTACTGTCTTTCCTTGCTGCCATATTTCCTACGCTTGCCCTTGCCTCTCTTTCCCTTCTTGCATGGCATTATTCAGCTCCTAATCCACGTAGGTTCTCTACAACCCACATAACTCTGCCGACTGCCTGTGTACTCAAGCCCTGATCAGCCATCACGATAAGCTGGCGTCTTTCCCATTTGTGGGTGTAGTCCTGGATTTCGTTCATTGTCGGCGTGATTGAGATATTGACACTTGATGCGGCTGACACTGAAGTCCAGTCCGTAAGAGTCCTTTTGGTCTGCAAGTCCTCTACCGAGTAATGAACAGTAGTTGGCGTACTCGCTGCTTTAGTCGCACGGGTTCTGAAATAAGCCGTTGCTATGAAGTTGCTTTCTTCCAAAACACGGCTTTTAGGTATCTGTATTGCTATCTGGTCAGCCAATGAATGCTCCTTTCCCGCATTATAGCACCTTGTAGAACTGCTGATAAAACGTCAATTTATCGTCCGTCAGCCACCTTCTGAGCTTCCTGATACGCTCTGAGTCCCTGGTTTCCCGAATATCGCTGTCTGGGCCGCGTGAGCGCCTGTATCGCGGTAGATCTTCAATACGGTATAGCGTAACCCTATTTGACTTGATAAAGGCCAGCATCCGCTCTAGGCGCATTAGCATGTCTTCAGCAGACTTGGTTTCCTCTGTGGCATAGCGAGCATCCCAACTAATTGCAATATCTACTGGGTGACGAATCGGAATGTGCGTATGTCCTTCGAATATATCAATGTCCGGGTCATTCTGGCCGAAATGCCAATAACTAAAGCTATGACCTGTCTTTGGATCAAGATAACGACACAGTGACCGAGTACCGCTGTGAGGCACTGAGATCACCATATTTCCATGCTCGGGACCTAGCTTCACGGTTCAGGCAACAAGTCGTACAGGTCTTGTAAAGCCCTTGCGTACTCTTTTTTCTTCCTGCGTTTTCTCTGTTCCTCTGCATCGTAATCATTGCGCCCACCATAACCACCGGACCCGCTTGATCCCTCGATTGCAAACGCCGAGGACGAAAATGAGTCAATCGAGAACGATGTATTGGCAAATGCGGTCATCCACGCCACAGGTCGCCAGAAACACCTGATCCTTTTATGGTTGTACCGGCCATCTCAGTAGCATTAACACCAGCAGCATTGGATTGATCCATTTCACTTCTAACATCGGCCTGACCGTGTGAGGATCGGCTTGAGACTGGGACATCGCAGTTAATCCCGCCGTCTCCCAATGTCTCATCACCTGGAATCAGTATGATTGTTGAGGCTGAATCTGAAATGTTCACTGTCCATCCCTCGTGCGTTGTTACGTCTCCAGCTACGGCATCAATAAGTCGTGTCTGTCCAGCCCCAGTTCCTTCCATCACGTAAATCATGTCACCCTGATACGGATTCGTCCCAGCCGGGAATGTCGTTGTAGTCGCTGTTGCAGCCTCCGCCTGACCATAGAATTTCAGGAGATGATCTATCGCTACTTCATTAGCAATTCCGTCTATATCCGTGGCGGTCATCCAACACAGAACTGATCCAGCCCCTGAAACAAAGGCTGCATCTGGATAGGCGACCTGGTAATAACCTGCGCCTATTTCGTCGAACTCCCAATCCACATGAGCCGCATCAAGCCCACTTGCATCAGCCGCAGAGGTGCTATCCGTAACGACTGCTGCGTTTTCTCTCTGGTAATGAATCACATGGCCCGCAGTTGCCGCCGTCATCCCCGTAGCGGGAGTGCCATCTGAATTTAGACACTTGACCCTGACGAATACATTTTCCTGGTTCTGGACGACACTCATACGAATAATCCCTCGTGGTGATGAGAAACATTAACAGAGGATGGCCCCGTGACAACTAAATATCCCAATTCAACCGCTGTAACGGCCACGCTAAAGTTCATTGATACGGTTCCATCACTAAACGAATTTTGAGCCGCCCTGCTAATCATTGAACCTGAATCACTGCTAACCATAATTGAACTGTCATTTCTATGCTGCAGTCCACAATTGGAATTACCCGTAGCCGCGTCCTCTGACCAGGCAACCACCGATGCGTCCTCATTAGCAGTCATCATACCAAAGCAAAATGAAGAACCCACAGAACCAGTAACCGTGGTATTGGAAGTCCCTAGCCACAATCCCCACACAGGCGTGCCGGTCAGGCTGGTAATTAGATCGGTATTGCCTTGTGATGTCGGCGCATTAACCGTATCTACATAAGCGTTATAGCCCGTATCCAGCTCGATTGAGAGAATGCCTACTCGCCTTGTGGCTGATCCTTGGGTCCTCACAACGTCAAAAGCGGTAGAAGTGAAATTACCGATTGTAAAGCGATCTGAAACACTGCCAACCTCATTCACTGTGCAAGGCACATCGGTTGTATAGATAACATCTGCCGTCTGTGTATCAACAGTAGATAGATCACGACCGTTGTTGTACCGATAACCCGCAGCTACATAGTTACCACTGCTCCGCTCATAGAACGTAACCAACTGTTGTGCATTATTTTGACCAGAATCGTCGGCCACCGAAGTGGAAAAAACGACAATAATATCCGCCTGAAACCCAACGGTGATCGTATCCGTCCCAGTCCCTAAGTCGTAGTTTCGAAAATCAATGTCGTTAATACCCTCTTGCAATAGCATCAACGAGACTTGCTTGGCTACACTGGCAGCATCCCAATTAAGCTGAATGCCATCAGTGACCGCATTGTTCTCTTCGGCTGACTCATCGGCACTACTCGCCCCTGCCGTACCCAGATGAACTAGATGTGTGCTGTTGTGGATATGAGCATTGTCAGTTGTCGTCTGATTGTCTTCATCGGCACCCCAACAAGCCCCTTCAGTTGTAAGGTCCGTTGCGCCAATAGACACACCCGTATCGCTTAAAACACCGTTGATAGTCGTCAGGTTGGACCCTAGCGCAATCGCCCCTACAGGAGTGCCAAGCCCAGAACTTGTAAAATCTTGGGTTTCTGTCGTGGTAGGCGCTGCTTGCGTTACGATAGCCGACATAATAAACGCCTCCACCTTTTACCTGTTTTGATCAAACTAATAGTTGACTGATCAACCCCGAAGCATTGAGCGATTCTCCATTGCGGCGCATCAATCTGACGTATCCACTTAACATCTTCTTCAGTAAGTTTTGCGCTTACATGGTCCTCGCCAAAACTTTTTCCGCTATTGCCATGAACAACCATATCTATCTGATTATTTTTATGAGTATCCCAACGAAGGTTTTTAATACGATTATTCTCCCGATCACCATCATTATGACAACATTCCATGTTTTTTGGGCGCGGACCAACAAACGCCTCCAACACTAATCTATGAACAAGCCTGTCCTGCACAACACCATGCTTACTCAACCTTACCCTTTTATACCCGCCTGACACAGGAGGCATCTTTAATACGCCGCCTTTAGCTCCACTACGTCGAACCGATTTCACCCTTCCCTGATCAGAAACTTGATATATATCCTCGTATCCAACTATATCTTTCCATCGCTCTTTCTTATCTTCTGTCATTGTGGCACCAAGATAATCGTTGTCCCTTCGGGGATATCGATAAAATCAACTACGTTTGATCCATCATTGATACTGCGTTGGCCACCGTCAATAAACTGCCAACTCCCTGCAGGCGCGCTAATTGTCTGGAATCCATTGTCGTCAGGATTCACCAACAGAAAAGCAGTATCCGTGCCAGATGAAAGCCCTGTATCGGTGTAATGCCTGCCATACACTCCTGACTCAATAATGCCGCCATTGGTATCAGCAATAAAGGCATCTCCATACTCTGGCGGATCACCTATAGGCAAGCCCATATAGCCCAAAGCGGCAACTTTCTGTGCTGTCGTCATGCCGGATAGATTCTGACCAAACCACTCATCCAGTTCCCCAGGATTCTTATGGTCAGACCCTTGTGCCCAGAAAATGTAACATCCTGCCATTTCTGCCACACCAGCCAGATAAGCCGCAAGATCAAGCAGGCTAGAATTGACATGAAAATGCACCCATACCCTAACGGTATTCGTAGCTGTAGAAGCTCCTATCGTGTCCCACGTTCTTTGAGCGTGTTTGTAACCTTCCTCAAAGCTACCGGGCCTTGATGTGCCATCGTTGTTATAACCATTTACCCAGCCCCAGTTTTCGATCATACCGCCCTGAGTGCTGTCAATCATGTCTTGCGGTTGATTTGCTGGCATCATATTGGGCAAATCACGCCACGCTTCGCCCTGATCCCACCAACCACACCATGAACCTATATTGCCAAGTAGTTCAATCCCTGTCCCTCTGGCGGTATTGGACAGAGACTGAATACGATCATAAACAGCAACCTTGCCACGAATTAATGCAGAGTTATGCGTTCCCGTGGGGTCATAGTCCTCATACCTTCCGGGTCCGCTGGAAACATCCTGATCGTATGGCTCTCCGTCCCTGTTCCAGTCTGCATTGCCGTCTGAATATCGACCGAACCAGCGCCAGATATCCGAATAGAAATCATCAAAGGTATTCGCAAAAGCTCCCGTATAAAAATCATTCCATACCTGCTCTACCGTCCACTCGCAGGGAAGATCTCCCAAGTAGGTATTCGGGAAGTCTGTTGGATTCAGGTCATTCTTATTCGGCCAGCCATTGATAATAGCCCCTGCCGCCGTTCGAGACATGCCATCCGTTTCCGTACCGCCATTGGCTGGTGTTATGAAGTTATCTTCAATATACGATTGCCTGGATTGATCCAGCGGGTTTCCCTGCAAGAATGCCGTCCAGTCTCGATACTGATGCACCCTGATATTCTGATTGTAGGACTTGACTGTACTTACACTATTCGCGAGATGCCCTGAGTCTACATCGGCAAAGTTGAATGTGACCTCGTGAGCAATCGCCAGCCTTTGCAACATCGCATCGTTCCTCCACCTATCAGATTCTGTTCTGCCTCCGATATGGTGAATAATAATTCCAGGTCTGCCGTGTGCTGTAGAAACCGCGTTAATTGCTATCGGAAATGAGATGGAATCCGTTGTATCCGTTCCATCGTCTGCCGTGGCTATGTGGCCGGTTGTTTGATCGACAGCGCCTGCACCATCGTACTCAAGACGGTCCAGGGTCGTGTTGTATGTAACCCCTGTAGGCAGGGAAACAGCGTTAAGGGTGACATCTACAGGGTCTGAATCAGGATCTGAAGTCAGATCGACAAGACTGTAATTTGATGCAGAACCCTGAGTAAATACGGGAGCTGGTTGTTGATCCCATACCGGGGGATTATTCGGCGTAGACGTAACAGGGCTAAACCTCGCTAAAGTGCTGACCCTTGTTCTGATTAGATGGTTAAAAATCACAGCAGCATCGCCATCAATAGGAACTCTTCTTCTTCAATATACCGTTCCATTTCACGCTCAAAAGCTTCAATGGCTGAAAAGTTCTTCTGCTTATAGGCCCGCTCATACGCATTTGCCACTCTCCAGGACATCTCCCGAACTGCCTCGCGGTCTTGTGTTTTTTGATGCGTCTTCTCAACAAGCCGTTCAAGTTCGGCTATCTGAACATCCCGCTCATCTCGGACAATATCTTTTTGAAGCCACTGGGCTATTTCACGGTCTGCGTCATCTTCAATATCCCTAATCGCCTCAAGAGCTTCTTTGCGTTCCTTGTCACGTTTACGCTTTCTCTGTCGGTATGATTCATAAGCATTGATAAACGCATAACCACCGGAATAAGCATCTTCTTCCTCTTCCTCTTCAGCCGTCACCCCAACTGTAGGGCTGGCCGTAAGAGGACTGGCCCCTATTAAAGCAGCTCCAGGGACCGTCACCGTTATGGTTTCGTCTGATGTTATGTCGTAAGTAGCGGCTGTGAGAGTGATCGTAACTACGGTATCGGATGTCCTGACTACAGCGCCGACAACCTCTTTGTCTCTTACCTCGTTATTCCAGCCTAGAGTTTCAGTTTGAGCTGAATCAAGACCATCAATAATCGCCTGTCTTTGGGCTGTTATATCGGCTATCCAGGTCTCGTTCGTCAGGGTAATGACAATGGTTTGCCCACCCGCAACTATCTCAGCCTCAGTAAACGGACCACCCGAAACAGAGGCAACCGCCGTGCCTGAATCAAGATTCAGCCCGTTTAATTGAAGCGGCAGGAGCATGGTTTAGCCTTGCGCTGCAAATCCAGCAATAGACACATACATAGTTGTAACAGCAGCACCAGCCGCGAAGTAGAGCGCCTGATTCGCCGTATTCTGCCTCAACGGAGGATCAAAATTCATGGTTGTGCCGCCTGTCGCTGGGGCTGGTAATACCCAGATATCCGCACCACCTGAACCTGCCTGCAATCTCACAAACGTATCCGTTGCTGACGAATTGTAAATTGTTACCGAAGTGACGTAATTATGAATACCTGCGCCACCGGCACCAAAGTTTGTCGCGGCTGTTGAGGTTGTTGCCGTTACCGTCTGACTGGTGCTTACCAATTCCTCAAGCGTCGTTGCGTTGCGCGTTAGCAATACACCATTCAGGTCTGCTGCCACCCTCGTAGCATCGGCATTCGCTACCTGTGTAATCCCTTCTACGGAATTAGTAGCGATGGCACCCACCATGTCCACACCCGTAGAGCCTGACGCAGCGGCATCGTGAGCCACTATGGGATTGTCGATTAACTGGAGAGCGGTTAAGGCATCCCCGTCTACTTGGGTAGCAAAGGTCCCTGCATTCGTGACAGCGTGTGAACCTACCGTCAGGGTGCCGCTAACAGCAGAATCAATCGAATCCAACACCGCGTTGTCTGTCGCGGACAAATTGGCAGTTACAGTGCCATCAACAGTTAAGGTTCCGCCACCATCATCGACCGACAAAACACCCGTCGAATCGTTAGCGAGCGTGACCCTTAATGCAGTTGCCTCAACACCTCCACCAACAACCGTGCCAAAGTCCGTATTAGTCTCGATGGTATCGAGCACCGCATTGTCAGTTGCGCCCAGATCGACCGTACCCGTTACAGTTACGTCATTATTAGCACCAAGGTCTACTGTCACCGTTGCAGCAGAGACATCCAGAGCAACCGATGAGGCAATATCGACATCACCTATGTTATTTGTGCCTGCCGGTAATGCAGCAACCACATCCACCTGCATTTCAGTCCCTGTAACCGCTCCAGCCAATGTACCAAGATTGGTGTCCATACTCGCTGTATCGGCAAGGATCGCGGCTGAATTAGTCTCTGTTACCGTGCCGTCTACCGTGATCGAATTACCGCCATCGGCAATCGTGACATCGTTTGTCAGGTCAAGTTCAACCCACTGTGCGCCACGCGCATTCGCTCTCGGAACGGTCCAGTCACCATCTGTCGTTTCCTGAGTAGACAGCGCATCATCACGAACGATAAGTGTTGTCGCTGCAGTAGCCGGATCTGTCGCAGCAGCATCCTGTGTGTACTCCGTTCCTCCACCCCCACCGGTCACATGTAAGGCACCAGTAGAGTTAACCCTCAGTATAGAAACATCACCGTCCGCTTCTGTAAGAGTCGTTAAAGCATCGTCCCTAACAACACCGGCCATCGTAACGGTATCTGTACCACCGACAACATCAGAGATATTGTACTGAGTGCCTCCACCGGCACCCGTTACGTGCAGGGAACCCGTTGAATTAACACGAAGGCCAACGTAATCACCATCTACCGGCGTAAGCGTAGTCAGGGCATCATCACGGATAGCCAGCATCACAGCGCCTGCATCCGTCGCACCTGCCGCTGTGTCTATATTTGAAGTCCCATCGGCATTGATAGCGTTAACACGAATCGCACCGTTTGCATCTATCGACGCTGGTACATAATCTCCGTCCGCTCCAAAATCTGCCTGAGTGTCCTGACGAACGCCGAGAATCATTGTTCCCGTATCGCCTGACGAATGAACAGAGTCCTCTGCGTACTGTGTTGAACCCGTACCGCCAGAGACAATATCTACCTGGAGTTCGGACCCTGATACACACCCCGCAAGTCCTGTTGTGTTCGTGACGATTGAATCAAGGACAGCATTATCCGTTGCGCCCAAGTCAACCGTACCTGTAACAGTTACATCGTTGTTCGCACCGAGATCAACCGCAAGCGTTCCGTTAACCGCCGTATCAATCGAGTCTAAGACAGCATTGTCTGTGGCTCCGAGATCGACCGTACCTGTAACGGTTACGTCATTGTTAGCCCCGAGATCAACCGTAACCGTCGCCGCACTTGCAGCAAGGTTAACGTCCATCTGGGATGAAACATTAATCGCCGCAGCTAATTCAGTCAGGCCCGCATTTGTCACAGCGATAGACGCATTATCTACCGTAACATTGTGTCCATCAGGAAGTTGCGCAGCCGCAGTTGCAGCCCCAGAAGGAAGCGGTAAAGCCGCAGCAGAAACAGGCTGAGTCACTCCCGACCCGTCTACCGTGACGGTCCCGCCTACACGAGTGACATCAACATCTAATCCATTGGCCAAATCCCCCGATAATGGAATGGCCGTCGTTGATGTAGCAGTGCCATCTACTAGCTTAACTTGCTGGTATTCAACACCACCAATATCTTCGGTAGCAATAACATCACCACCGCTTCCTGCGTTCAAGGTTACGTTATCGACCACTATCCTACTCCCAGTAGTGTTAAAAGATTTGGTCCACTAGGCGGCGCACCACCGCCCTCAATAAAAAAGGCGTGTGCGACATGACACGGATTGCCGCCATCAAACGATGCCTGTCCAGATCCAGATGAATACACCCTGTATTCAGCCCTGCCTAGATCCGTTCCACTATACGCCATCCCTGTGCCAATATCGGTCCACCCTGAACTAATGGTTGGAGCACCCCCTGACCAGTCAGAACAAAACCCCACAAGCATCGCATCGTATGATGCTGGTGTTGTGCTGCCTGATTGTTTGGGTCCAGATGTATCCCTAGCAATAGCGGACGAGTCGTAAGAATCAATACTGTCTATCTCAACGACAATCAGCCCATTCCATGAGGATTCGTCGGACCCCTGAATTGTCACGCTGCCGGTTGCTGTTGCAGTACAGTATGCAAGCGAGCCGCAGTAATAATCACCACCATTCACCACTGACTGCACCTCGGTCCAAGAACTGGTAGAACCTGCGGATGTGGAAATTGTTGGGCTAGTTAAATCGGATTCTGTACCCGCCCAAGCAACAATGTAATTGCCATTGGTAACACTCAACGTGACGCTAGTTGCGCCCGCAGAGTCGTCTTCACCGTATTGAACGTAAGCCATCAGCTAATCGCTGCGACAATACCATTCAGGTCTGCAATCGTTCCCGCTAGAGCGCCACCCGGAAATGAACGTGCAACCCTCTCACCGTTGGCGTTGAATGTATGGCTAAGAAGGTAGTCGTTCCCGTCCACAGGGAATAGCGCAATTATGTTCGTGATGAACGTCTCGATAGCCGTCACCATGCCATTGAACTCAGCGGCAACATCATAGGCTGGATCGTTTTCCTGATCAGCTGCATAAGCCGCTATTCCCGGCACTGCCCGTAATATCAGGAAATTTTCACGATGAGTGCGCATTTGATCCACAGTGCCGAAAATATCGTCAGCAGTAGTACCACTCGCCCATGCGGTAGCACGAGCCTGCGCGTAACTTTGAACATGTGCAGCAAGACGCTTCGCATCTCGAAGCGCGTCTGCCGGCAGTACATTGGTTGCTCTGAATGTCATATATCACCCGTATGCGTAAGGCCGAACCAGCCATGTCTGATAGCCGCTTGAATACACGACCACGTAAAAAACCTGATGCACTTCGTCAAAACCACAGCGACCATACGTCAGGTCATTCGGCGTTGGACCACCCGTGGCTATGGAACTCCAGTCAGACCCAGACCAACGATACAATGTCCCTTGATTGGGCGCAAAACAAAAATACGTACCGTAATTGGCACCGTGCCGTGCCGCTACGTGGAACACATAGCTGCTGTCTGTGTCTGCTCCTGATGGAAAACTGCGATTAGCCGACCACGAATCGTCTTCAATATCGTATTCGTTCCAGTTCGCACCACCGTACGACCCACCACAGGCTAACGTGCCTTCAACACCGTCATCTTCGTTGAAGTTCATGAACGATTCTTCGCCCCACACACCGCCATTATCCACCACGGAACCAAACGTGTTGTTGGTCAGGTTGAAGGGCTTGATACCGTCCGAATCACGCACCCATATACGGTCACTGTCCAACGTGTCGATTGCTACTGAGCAAGTACCGTGCGCCGTGTCGTTGCCTCTCCCCGCTAAATACTCCCAACCGACACCCGGCGTGTACTTCCACATGTCGTTTTCACGATTGGCCCACGCCGCTGACGGTTGTCCGGAATTGTCATACGGCAAAATCCCGCCGTACATGTAGATAACACCGTCCTCGGTCACGCCAACACCGTCATAAGTATGACGCGATAATGGCACCAGCCCCCTTGAGTCCCGAATGCCACCACGAGCAATACCCGTGTCATACAGGCCATTAAGATACGTGCCAAGCGTATTGTAAGCATCATCGGCAGCGCCCTCGTGATCTGCCGTGGAGTTGACCTCGTTGATATAACCCAGCGTGTCCAGCCTGCGTAGATCAAGGATCGCCGTAGCGTCATTCATACCATTGTTGTGACCACCACCAAAAACAAAAATGCGACCACCACCACAGCCACCACCGGAATACGCCATTGGCTCTGATGCCTGAATATCAAGATTGCGCTCGAGGTTTGAAGTAACCTGTTGCCACGTTGAATCCGTGGGTACGTTGTCTTGTATCCAGTCTCCGGGGCCGTCCGTGGTATGCGGGAAGCCCGAAGTAGGCACAATCTCGTATTGAGGCTCGCCCGCCGTATCAGGCTTGTTGCCGATCTGGATGTAGTCAGTACGTGCCTCTGTTGCACCAGCAGCGCCCCTGTCTACACACGCAGAGATAGCCGCCCACAGGATCATGATGTCCGAGGCGGGTTCGGTCGTATAGCCCACCGAATCCGTAGTCCCGAGATTGGTCAGGAACGCATTGCGCCATGACAGCGAACCCGGCTCACCCGTCTGCAATTCTGCTGTGTCGTCAAACGGGACCAAGGCTCCGCCGTCATCAACATCGGGCCTGAATGCTTCTGAATTGCCCTCGTTGTAATCGTAAAGGTCATCACGAAGCGTATGCCAATATTGGTGATCGAACGTACCGTTACGGAGCGTCGTCCAGTACAAGGCCGCAGACTGCCAGCCGAACTTATTGATCTTGCCTACGGTGTTCTTACACAGCCAACGCGAGTATTCAGAATAGTCTGCTAATGACCCTGTACCATCAAAACCGAGCTTCCACGCCCACACTGAGCCAATGGTCATAAAGTCCTGCATCCACGGCACCCAGAAATCCGGTTCCCTTGCGAAATCCGCCAGCCACGGTGTATTACGCACCATGCCTAACTGGTTCCATCCAAACGGACTCGATCCTCCGGGCGTTGCGTCTGGTGCAAGGTTGTCATCCCACGTATAGGACAGGTGGCGAGCCAGCGCACCCTCAAAGTGCGCCTTCATGGCATCGCCGTCAGGACTTAATGCCGCAGCAACGGCAACCTGACACAATCCCCAACCCTCGGCTCTGAGCTGGTCAATAGACAGGATATTGTAATTCGATGAATCTATATAAGCGCCACTCTCGTTCGAGCAGCACATATTCGCAAAGAACACCATTTCCTCGCGATACCAGTCACGGCCCGATATGAGATACGGCACAAAACCACCGCGCGGCATATGCGACACATCTGTCCCAGAACTGCCGCTCCACGGGGCCTCTGCAAACGTGCCCCAGAACCCGGCATTATTATCAAATTCCGGGTTCATATTGACATTGCCGGTATTGTGCTGCGCTGCGCCCGGGCCAACTTGGGCTGGCCTTCCCTGATCCTCATCCCACATATGGAATTGGTGTCTTCCCTGCCGCTGGTGCATACGTAATACGGTGTCACGCAACCCCGCATTCTGACTAATCAGGTAGCAAACATCCTGTCCCGGTATTGGGCCAATCTCAGGGTCAGTCCCGCCCTCAGACCAGTTCGTTCGCCAGCCACCCGTTTCATTGATGCCATCATTCGATGAGTAATCCGATGCGTAACCAGAAATGACACCAGCACTGACCGTAAAGGTATCGAGATAACTCCAGATCACGCCCGTCGAAGCAAGGTAGTCAATATCGTGGATAACGTGAATATCCAGATCAAAATCATGCTCCCACCATCGCGAATATTGATACAGAGCGACTGTTTCATTCAATACACTGACGCTATCGACGCGGAAACGATTGACCGCACTTGAAACCGTACCATGATCTGATTCATCAAGGCGTATCTGGATAACTTCGTTGCCACCGGCATATTCAACCCTATCTACAGCACCTGAAGTCGCTGTACGAAATGCATAGATGTCAAACCGTGCATAGACTCTTGACGGAGAACTATAAGCAGGACGATAAACCCAGTGCGCACAATGCGGACCTGTAAAGACCTGTACTAATTCACTACCCGCCCCTTGGAGATTAGTCCGATTACAGGTAATCGTTTCAGAATCTAACGTCAGATCAGCATCACTATTCCCGTCTGTCGGTAGATCAGAGAGCGTAATATCGGAACCGGAAGGCGCTGAACCTCCTGTACTTAGATCTACTGTTTTGCTTTGGCTGGCTGTAAAGTCTCCAGCAGCAACAGCGAACACAGCAAACTGAAGGGAACTATCTGGCCATGTTGTGGTCCGCATTGTCTGCAGGGGAACCGGGGAACCTGATATTTCAGCTTGAAGAGTTTGACCCGAAGGGACATCCCCTCTTGCGAAAGCATGACCGAATAACTCTACACGGTCATTCCTGGTAGAAGCTATCGTATTGGTTAGCGTTAAACTCGCTATCGTGCCTGCAGACACATTAGTCTTTGACAGCGGTAAACCAAGAGCCAATAAGCCCATTATTGTTTACCCGATATATTCCAGCATTACATCAAACATGCGCCCAAGTCTTACGATTCTGTATGCTGCTTACATTCTGAAACGAAATGCCAAAAAAGTCAGCGATTTGTTTCTGCGTGACACCCGTGACATTGCGAATCAACCACACATCAAGCTCACATAACTTCGCGCCATAATGTTTAGATCCACGATGATCAGTCCCATGTATGTTTCTATCTTTTTGGTTTTCCGAAAGAGTCCCCCACTTGAGATTACTTAAGTGATTATTTCTGGGATTACCGTCAATGTGGCGACATTGCATACCATCGGGACAAGGACCCGCAAACGCCTCCAATACAAGACGATGTGCTTTTCTTTGATTCTGCTTGCTTTTCTTAGAAAGTATTAAGTGCTGATATCCATCACGATCTGTTGCTAACTTTCGTAAACCGCCTTGAAGATTCTTACCTAATGGATCTTTTCTCGCTAAAGCCCTTACTCGCCCATAATTGGATACTTGATACAAACCGACAAATTCCGGTATATCTCTCCATACCTCATCTAACATAACATTTTCCAATCACAGGTAGTTTCTGTCTTTATCAGGCGCTCAACATTAGCAGACGGACCCTTCAGCCTCCGCACCTCACCACACTGCAACGTATACCTTGGAAATTCCGGGTTTTTATTGCAGTTGGTTTCATAACTAATTTTCTTCGCCTTTTCTTTCACTATTCAGACAGTTAGCTGTCAGTTGCTGAATAATAGCTTATCGAGGCACTAATTTGTAGGATTCGTCAACGATTTTGAGACTGCGGACCATGCCGTGCAGCATGTGAGATTCGATTTGAATGCGATCCAGGTCCGATTTATCAACGCCATCAATTACTCGATGACAATTTGAACAGCAGAACGCCCCACATATATCGGGCGGTTTCTGCCCCATTCCTGCAACCCCTCCGACCCTGAAATGTGCCCAGATAGTCGTTTCAGGGTTGTAGTTGCAGACTTGGAAAATACGAATCTGACATTCTTTGCCTTCTGCAAACTTTCTTAAGTTCAACTATTGCCCTCCTAAATCAGACGACTGTGTGCCCCATGGCCATATTCTTTGACTTAGATCCGCCATTCTCGCGTTGATCTTGCAAAGTTCGCCTTGCAATTTGTAGTACTCGAAAAGCATCTCATTTTGTAGTATCCGATCAGGCTCTACTGTATCGCAATAATCACCGCTTGAATCTGTTGTCTGACTGCTCACATCTCACTCCTATAAGCCCCTGTAACCAATATCTCCACTTTTCCACCCTTCACAGGATCGTATTTCGTTATTCTGAGGTCCGTTATCTCGCTGTCGTCTGAGATCATTCCGTATTCCGTCAGAGAATCCAACAGGGGCTTGCAGAGGTTGTCTATATCGCGTTTTCTCTTATCGGGTGGCCTGACCTGTATCCATACCGAATATGGCCCTTCCAGGCCCTTCTGCACGCTCTGCTCGTACATATAGACCATTGCCTCGGCTTTGTACGTTCTGCCGCTTTTAGACAGGATCTTGCGACCCCTGGCGATGGTGTAATAATGGTTTATAGTCGGCGGCCAAGGCAATTGAATCATCACACATGGCCTTCCTGAACCGCTTTGTTGTATGAACGCCAGAAATCAATAATCGTCACGGCTGTATCTCGCTCGTTTCTCATCGCTTCGTACTCCTGCAGGGCCGTCATTTCAGCCGCTATAGCAGTACAATAGCTCTCATGGACTTCTGCCTGTGCCTTACGGGCTTCTACACTACCTTCAACCCTGAGAAAGATGGCAGACCAGATGTTTTTTGCCTTTCGCTTATCCCTTTCGTATCGGACCCTTAATTCTGCTACCCGCCTGTCTGTGGAAGCAAGGTGATTGGCAGCATCCTCGGCTCTCTGTGTCCAGTCAGGTTTTCTCATCAGATTTTCTTCGGTCTTAGGTACTGAGTAACCCGTGCTTTCCTGCCGTTTTTGGCTGTGACTGTTATCGGCTCTCTCGGGATCTTCATACCAATCAAAACCAGTTTATCGCTCAATTCTCCAATCCTGGAAGACAGCTCAGTTATCCCGATCTCGTAAAAAGCCGTTGCTCGCGTTATGGAGCCGTAGTGCATCAGGTAGTTGAGAAGGTCAGCATTCTGTGTGTCAGGTCTTAGTCCTACTCGCTTTTGAAGGTTCTTACTTAGGTTTCTCATTGCTCGCTCCTAGTTATCCTCGGTGAGTGCTTCAATACCGATTTCTGTCGTAATTCTTTTTACATATCCAACACGTTCTTTTCCCTGTTGGTGCGACATAAGTATTTTCCTCATTCAACTCATGACCACGAATACAGTGAGTTATAGGATTCGCTTCCCATGCCCTACGAACATTTTCCGCTCTTGTTACTGGCTCTAGGTGTTGAGGATTAACACACCTTGTGTTCCTACAAAGATGGTCAATATCCATTCCATCAGGAATAACACCAACATCCATCTCATAAGAAAACCTATGGGCAAGCACCAAGCGATCTTTGAACCAGAATTGGCCATACGCTCTATGCGGCTTCTTACAGGTCGTGGCCCCTACCCACTCCCAACACTCACCAGACTTGTCAACTTTGGACCAAAATCTATCCATCTTTGTCCTCATACTTAGCAAGGCGCTTTGTTAGTATCTCTATACGGGCTTCCTTACGCTCTAGTTCGGCTCGAAGTGCCTCAACTTCACAAAGGTTGCAATATGTAATCCCAATGTCTTTATGCTTTGCACATCGGTATCCAGGGCTTGGGAATCGCTCTATCAGTGTCATCTGTCTTGCTCCTAATCTCATGCCTTCGACCACATGAAGGGCATTTGTTGACGTAATGAGTAACGCCGTCCTTGGTCTGATATTGATAGCTCCTGCATAATCTCCCGCAACTACAAATCATTTTGTTTTTTCCATCCCGCATACGACATATGTCCGCGTGGTCGTTGGTCTTCAATTTGCAGAACACCAAGCGTTCTTACTGGAGGTAATCGTTTACATGCCGCAACGAACTGAGACAGGTTTGCAGGAAACTCAAGATTATCATTTGCAAGGTTAGCCAACCCTCTCGCGATCTGTTGATCTGAAAGTTTATTCACAGCTTGAACCCAAAGATTACTTGGCACCTCACCATGCTCGCGATAAAAGGACTTTCCAAACAGTTCGGCAAGCTGCGCCCATACTTTTGACGCCCTAGCTAAGTCCGGCTCTTTCCTTGACTCGCTTGTGGATATCTTCGAAGGAATCACCTCGTTTAGCTTTTTCATTGAATTTCTCCGGGAACAGGCCTAACCAACCATTTGAGATTGAAAGATCAACCACCGCTTGCTGGTCATCGTGAGGCAAGGCTGAAAGCTTCTTCATTGCCATCTGTAGACCCTTCGGAGTTAACCGTTTGGCACGAAGGTCTTTTCGGTGCGACAAGTAATCTTTCCACGCGGAGGCGTTCAGCCCTTCTGTTCTCTCTGCTTCTGCTTCTGCTTCTGCTTCTGCATTATGACCACTTGAGTCTACATCGGTCTTCGACGGTCCACTTTGTCCACTTTTGTCCACAGCCCTGTATTCACGTTGTTTTTCCGTCTTGTAAGCACGGCGTTCTTCCTCATCACGAATAGCCCGATACTTGGCGTGATTCAACAGAAGCCAGCCGCCGTCAATCTCTTTGATTCGCCGGCCTTCGTATTCTTGTGTCCTGCTATACTTGTCGGGAGAGAGAAAACGCCCTAAAGCTATTTCTGTCTCTACGATTGAGACTTTTGCTCGGCTCGCTAATCCTGGAATACTCGCCCAAACTCGACCCTTGCGGTCGGCCATTGCAAGCATCGTGATCCAGACAATTCTCGTGGGGGCATCTTCGCACCATACCGTGCTTTCTGTGATGGACGAAAATAGCTTTGTGAATGTCATACTCATCGCTCCATTGTGGATGTTTTTGTCCACGTATGCAATAACTTACTCATCGGATTCATCGCTTGGGAGCAAACGCTCAGTCTGTTTTTGCAGTTCTGTCAAATGTATCTGACAAAGCCTAATCTCTGTTATCAGATTTGACCCTTCAATAGAGATAACAAATACCTCGCCATCACAAAGGTGATCTAATCCAACCTCCATGCAAGAGCCATCTAACGGATGCTTGCGCTTTCTAACTCTCATTTCTCACTCCTGTTCACCATCAGCCCTTTTAATCCACTGACGTATATCTTCCTTAAACCAATCAAAACCGCCTTTGTATGACCACTCAGGCGTGTCTCTGAAGTCCACCAAAGGAGCTAAAGTAACCGTATCGTCTTTATTCTTTGGGATTCTTACTAACATCGAGAACTCCTGATTCTACTATTGCCTTTAGTGTGTTTTGTCGGCGATGGTAGGTTTTCAGCGCATGCTCCCTTTTGCATTTCAGGCAGTAGCGGTGACGACCATTTTTGTAAATCTTTAAGTTTTCGCCGACGTATTCATGGCCTTGCGGACAATGTGTTTTGCTCTGCGCCCACAGCCGACCCTTCTTAGCGCAATCACGCATATTGTCCGATTGCGTTCCGAGAAATAGATGGTTTGGATTACAGCAAGGCGGGTTATCGCAATGATGCAGTACCAGTATTCCTTCTGGGATCGGACCATAAGCCCATTCCCATGCAAGCCGATGTGTTCGATAACGCTTGCCATTGATATATTTCTGACCATAGCCTGACTGCGTTCGAGTTCCGCGCCACTCAATACATTCACTCAATCCAATCATTGTCGATAATCTCCTTAATTGTATCGAGTGGATCATCTCGGTATTGCGGTTTAAATGTACTCTGTCTGACGAGTTGCGCTGCGAGGGCGTCAAGGACTGGCTTTAATGGTCGATCAATAGAAGATCTGTGAACGCAAGGCGCTTGAATGTTCCCCATCTTATTGATGCGCCAACCATCGGCAAGTGACACCGCCTTTTCTATATATTCGTTATTGGTCACGGCGGTTCTCCCGAAATCTTCTTAAGCTTTCTCTACTACATGTTTTGCATCGACGCCAGCCGTCGTTATCAATATACGTATTGCTTGGCATAAATTCGTGTCCATTTGTACAATGAGCTTTCACTTGGTTTGCATGCCTACCCTTAGAGCACATATCCCTCGCATTATCTCCTTTAGTGCCAAGAAACAAATGATTTGGATTACAGCAAGCTCGGTTGTCACACGTATGAAGCACGCACATCCCTTCAGGGATTGGGCCATTTGCCCACTCCCATGCTATGCGATGGGTGAATTGCGTACGGCCATTGAAATGTTTTCGGCCATAACCTTCTGACTTTCCGCCCCTCCACTCAAAGCAATCATCTACCGCTTTCCTGATAAGGTCATTCATCGTCCGTATCCACAAAGAAAACATCCAACGCGGCACTGATCGCACATGCAATCACGGCTAATCCAAAAATAGCCAGTAATGCAATTATCCAATTCATGTATAATCTCCTTGAGCCGGGTCACTCGCTCGACCCTTCTCGCTCCAACTTGGCCCCGGCTTCGGTCGGGGTCTTTTTACTGTTCCACAAATCCATGAGTGCTGTGATTTCAGGATTCCCATATCCCCGTAGCCTCTGGATCTGGATTGTCTTGGCACACGCTTTACATTTATTTCTGTACCCGTCCCTTGCAGTACTGCAGTTATGGAAGTCCTCCAGGGGCTTTTCCTTTTGGCACCTAACGCAGATCTTCATAAAACCTCGCTAAAACGTCTTCTAAGACCTCTTGTGCTCTCAATGCGCGTGATATGTATTCACCTGAAGTCACTTCCTTAAGAGCCTCCTTAACGGCCCTCTCGTAAGCTCTCAGGCGGTTTAAGGTGCCGGGTTCACAAACATCGTGGTTCATCACCAGACCTTCTTTCGTTTAGCAGCCCTCATGATTGCCAGTGCGACCCAGTTACTGCGTGATACACCCGTGCGGTCAGCCAACTTCTGTAAGGCTGTCGCTTCCTGTTCTGTGAGCCGTAGCTCAAATCTCTTGTCTTTAACAGAGCCCATACTTCCTCCCGATCAACTGTTGACAGTGTACGGACCGTATGCTAACTTGTCAAACATGAATCGAACTATTGATCTTTGCCGTATGTTCTGGCGTAAGGGTGACAGTCGCGAGTGGCAAACCCTTTCCCAGAAACAGACTAAATGGCTATGCAATGTCGCCATCAAAGAAGGCTTGGCTGTAATAAGTAATCGTGGGTGCTATATCGGTGATGGCCATGAATTTATGGCGCGTCGATTCTATCGCAGCGATCTAGTTGAGATAAAGCCAACCGATCAACTCGTACTGCCATAACTAATCATCTAAACAGGAGCGATGACATGTCATGGATCGGCCAAAAAGACGAAGCATTACCGTGGAGACTGCAGGAAGTAGCCTTCAAAGCACTGGACGAACAAAAGCGCCCTCATAAGAAAGTCACTAATCGGTTTGCTCTGACGTCCGACGATTGGGGAACTTGGGATTACTCGGTGTTCACAACTCCGACCCAAGCAATCATCGTTCCCGTATCAAAGGCTGCGCTGTACTGGCTTGAGGACAATCTCAACGAGTCGGTAGGTCGTTACGGGATGGAGGATTTTGAATATCCGGGCTTTATCGTGACGAAAAAAGAGTTTACAGCCATGTCTCGGAGGATGGATGACATTGGTTTGATTTCAGAAGAAGATTACCGGATGGCCGAGGAAGAAGCGCATCAGTACATGCTTGATGATAGGCCAATGCCGGGGCCGGAGGATGGACGATGAGCGAGAAGAAATTAGTTGCACTATATCAAGGCAAGTATTCTGAGAATGTATGGCTTGTTGATTCTTGGGTTGAAGATGCTGACGATTACGTTCGCACTTCGGATATTGTCGAGGTTGAATTTACACCACGACCGCACAAAGATATTGTTTTGGAGCGGGTCAGGGCGCTGGACGCTGAAATCAAGTCCGTTCGCGCCACGATGGTGGCAAAGATCAACAACCTTGAAGACCAGAAAGCACGGCTGCTGGCTATTGAGGACAAATCCGAATAGTTGGATGGCTGGCATACCTGTCCTGAATAAACGTATGCCACTTTTAACTCAAACAGGAACAAGACAATGGAAGACATTTCACTTGACAGCCTCGTACCCTCGCAATCGGAATACCTTACCAAAGACGATGTAGGCGAACAGGGGCTGAACGTAACAATTGCTGGCTTTAGAATGGCCGAAGTCGGCAGGGGGCAGGACGCTGATATGCGCTGTATTATGAGCTTCCAGGAAGGCGTGAAGGATATGGTTGTCAATAAAACGAACATGGCCCGCCTGAAGCACATTACAGGTGCTGAGACGACCGGACAGGCCCGTGGTAAACAAGTTAACGTCTATAACGACCCTATGGTCGAGTTTGGCGGAAAGCTCACAGGCGGTATCAGGATTCGTCCTGTGACAGCTACGGCACCAGAGATGGCACCGCCCGTAGACGACATGAGCGACGTTCCTTTTTGATCTCCGAGGCTGATTCCTAGCCAAGATGGCCTGTTTGGTCTTCGCAGGTGGAGAGAAGAAGACCTTTTCAAAGCAACGAGTGATGGTTTTAGGAGAAAACTATGTGGGAACAGTATAAGAGAAAAGGTCTGTCGGAAATGCGTCCCTATGTGAAAGGTGAAGATCTGACGAACATCAGTGTAAGCGCTGAAGATAATCCTGAGAATGACATGGGAATGATCGCGAGAAATCCTGATAATCATGACGATCAATGGTACGTAGCTCGTGAATATTTTGATAAGAATCTGGAGCCTGCATAGCCATTACAGGAGTGAGAGATGAAGGCAGTAACAGTAATTATATTTCCACGTCCAGATGTTGATGACCAAGAACATGTAGCATCAACTTTGGAACAACTAGCAGAACAGGTCCGTGATGATGATTGTTGGGGAAGTGGCTTTTTCGATGCACAAATGACTGATATTCAGATTTACGGATAGGAGTGAGAGATGAAAGTATCATTTTATGCAATATCTGATATTGCTTACCAAATACTGTCTATTGGTATCGACGGTGAATTGGGTAACTTACGCACTGATCTAATAGAAATTGAAAAGGCTCAATTTGCCTTAGAGATAAAGAAAGCTCTTTGTGAGGGGAAGAAACGAATTGTTATTGATGTTGGACGCCCAAAGGAGTGAGAAATGTTCTACAGAGACAAAATAAGGCCCCTGACCTTCGTCTATAAGCAAGGACTGCATAAAGACTTTCTCAATGCTTTATTAAAGGCGGGGTGGGTAGATAAGGGTAAATATTTGGAGAGGACGAATGACTGAAGAAAGAAAACCCGAAACACAGCACTGTTCGGACAAATCTTATCGGGTTGAGGTTCGGGCGACTGGACGACCGATTGTATCGGACGACCGTCAGGTCATAGGGCGAGATTGGGAGCCGTTACCAGAGGTAAGAACAACACCGCTCGGCACGGCATACGATCAGTGCAGGGATGTTTTGACGCGATCTCATGACTACTACGGGGCTATCGCTTTAGCCTGTTCCTTCCTTTCGTCACTACACTGGTCCGCCAAACAGGTAGATGTTCGAATTATTGAGTATGCCCGTAGCGTTGATTTCACGATGACTAGAACCAAAGAGATGCCACTCCCGAATGAGATTGACGACATATTTCATCGTGCTGGATACGCTGAGCGGTGCAGTGACGAGGACAAACAGTGACTGAATCCCTCTCAGCCCTTCTGATAGCCGTCCTATTGGCTTTTTGCTCGTATTGGATAATAGACACGGCTTATGAGGGAAAGGCTGTTACAGAGGCTCAGAATCGCCCCTATTACCCATCTATCCCTAGATGTGATAAACCTCTCTGGGATAGGATTCGTCACCTTTGCTAGGAGAACACTATGAAGATCGGAATGCCTTGGAATGACATTTGGGAAGCAATCTTGAGATTGCTAGGCGTTTAATTATTCGATCTTGTCCAGCCGCCGCTTGATTTCGGTTATTTCCTGACGATGGAACTCAATGCGTTCTTCGGCTCTAGGTAGGATTCCATCAGCAACTCTGGTTTCGAGGTCGGAGATGCGATGGCCGTAATCTGCCCTGACCTGATTGAGTTCAGCTTCGAGCTTAAGGCCCCATGCCAATACACCAATAAACAAAGTGAGCAAAGAAGCCAAAGCAACAAGATCGCCCCAACTGCGTATCTTGTATCCATTAGGCTTAAGACTCTTCTCCACCATCAAACAAACCCCATTCTAGTCCAGGTGAATCATAGCCTATTATGGGCGGGAATAAATTCCCTAACCAGCCGACAAAGCTGCAAACGCTATTACCAGAACAATACCAACAGCCCAACAAATCACATCCTTCTGTTTATGAGTCACAACGTTCCCATTGTGGGTCTTCTTCACAGATTTTCGCCTTCAGGCGTTCCATCTGCCGCTCGTATTCATCGGCCAATTCATGCCTGCCTTCATCCAATGCTTCTTCATAATCATCCAGCCGGTCATAATATTGACCATAAGCAATATCCAGCTTAATTTCACCAACCTCAGCCGCAGTCGCAAAAGTTGCAAACATCCACAGAACAGCCGTCACTGTCGCTGTAATAGCGCCCCAGAGTAGACCGAGATTGATGATACCGGGTTTCATTCCAAACTCAATGTCGGCATAATAGCTTTATGATAAATGACTGTTGGGAATGGAAAGGCGCGCGATCTTCTGCTGGATACGGACAAAAATGGACTCCATCGGTTGGTCAAGTTCTTTATACACATCGCCTTGCTTATGAATGGGCAAATGGTCCTATTCCAAGTGGAATGATTGTTTTGCATGCTTGTGACAATCCTCCGTGTTGCAATCCATCGCATCTTCGTCTTGGCACGCATGCAGATAATGTCGCTGACAAAATGCAGAAAGGCCGACACGAAAACCAACAAAAAACGCATTGTAAATATGGCCATCCATTTCACGGAGACAATTTGATTATTACAAACCGTGGATACAGAAGGTGTCGCACTTGTAAAAATCATAACGAAAAACTCCGTAAGCGACGTGTGCGCGCTAAGGCGTAACGCCAGTTCTAGCCACACCTAATCGCTTTTCATAAGTGCGATAGCCAGCCAGTCCAAGCATACCCAAGAGAATCGTCACTAGTTCACTAATGTCGAGCCTTGGCGCAGTTGCGAGATCAGCACCTTCAGGAATCAGAAATGCTACCCACATGAGTATCGGCTGAATAATGAAGTTCCATGCTAATCCAGAACCACAGATCCATCCAATGGCAGGTCGCCAGCCAGCAACAAAGATTGAGCCATGCTCTGCTTCTTTCTGATTAATCTGCAGTTGTCCCTGAACCAGCGAGGTCATTGCTGAGAGCATCTGAGCCTCGACTTGCTCCTTAGCCCTGGCCCTTTCATTCGGATCAGGAATACGGTCGATCAGAGGCGCTAGAATCGGTCCTACAAGGGATTTAATGAGATCGCCTAACATAATTCTCTCCTATGGCCAGCATCCTGTTTCAAGTGACCTAGTGCTGATACAGATATCATTCTCGATATAGTCACCTTGAGAGTTCTTGATGATGTTGGCTCCCACGAGGACAGCAACACCGACACCCAAAGCAACTTTCTCGCCGGTATCAAGTTCGTTCCATGTTGCACAACCAGACAAAGCCAGCGCCAGAAGTAAAATAATCCCTTTCATGCTAAATCCCCGCAGTGAA